TTAAAAGCAAACCATAGACATGAGATTGTTGAGCCTATTCTGAAGGTTTACAATGAGTATCGCGACTAGCGTGATATTTATAAGAAAATCTGTAAATGGCGAACATCTCAATCTGGCCTGGCTCAAGTTCTTTTAGTCCTGGCCAAACTCCTTTTGGATACTACGATTACGATCCTAACTTTCAACAGGACATAGACAATGTTGCTGATTGGTGTGCTAAGAAGTTAGGATACCCAATTATGGAAGTTGAGCTGCAGGATATTAACCTATACGCATGCATAGAGGAGGCAGTAACCGAGTTTAGTACTCAAGTTAATATGTTTAATGCTAAAGACTATATGCTAACTTTAGTAGGTACGCCAACCGGATCTAGCCTGAACAATAAGGTGATTACTCCAAACATGGGTCGTACAATAGACTTAGCTCATAATTACGGCACTGAAGTTGGCAGTGGTGGTGATGTAGATTGGAAGAAAGGGTATATTGACATGATACCAGGATCCCAGAGCTACGATTTAGATGTTTTATGGGCTAATGTTAGCGAGAGTGGTAACCGGATTGAAGTAAAGAGAGTGTACCACGACTTCTCCCCAGCAATCTCAAGATACTTTGACCCATACGTAGGAACAGGTGCAGGAACGCAGCAATTGCTAGATGGCTTTGGATGGGGTTCATACTCACCAGCTGTAAACTTCCTCGTAATGCCTTTATATGCGGACTTATTGCGCATACAAGCAATCGAGATGAATGATCAGATTAGAAAATCATCTTATACATTTGAGTTAAGAAATAACAAACTCAACTTATTTCCAATTCCATCAATTGGACTAAAAATGTGGTTTGAATATATTGTAGTTGAAGACAGAAATAATCCTGTAAAAAATACAAATACTGGAAATATAACCGATCTAAGTAATGTGCCATACAATCTAATGGCATATGAGCACATTAGTCCTATAGGCAAACAATGGATATACAAGTATGCTCTAGGATTAGCAAAAGAGCTTTTAGGATTGATACGAAATAAGTACAGCTCCGTACCTATCCCTGGTGCAGAAGTAACTCTAAATGGAACAGATCTTATAGCACAGGGTCGAGAAGATAAAACAAATCTACTAACCGAGCTGAAGGAGTTGCTTCAAGCAATGACTCGTCAAGGTCAGATGGAGCAAGAGCAAGCCATTGCAACAGCAATGAACGCGCAATTAAACAAAGTACCACTCCCTATATACATTAAGTAACATGGCACTATTTGGAAGTAGTAGAGATATTAGTTTTATCAAGAAGATAAACAACGAACTATTGGATAATATCATCCAACAGGAAGTTGATTTTTACGAGCTAGCCTTAGCCAATATGGCATCTAATCTGTATGGGGAAGCTGCCCAAGGTAAAACTTACTACAGACCAGTACGCTTGACTTGTTTATTAGAGCGTGGTGACCAGACCTACGTAGCAGATGATCAATTTGGTGTTGACGTAACTCAACAAATAACTTTCAAATTCCTGAAGCCTAGATTGCGCGAACTAAACTTAGTGCCTAAAGCAGGAGATATTGTAGAGGTTCGTGGTTTGTATTATGAATTAGACCAAGTAAACGAAAATCAATTTGTAGCTGGTAAAGATAATGATTTTGGTAAAAATGTAGGTCCTGAATTTGGTGAAAGCCTTAGTGAAATTTGCATAGGACACTACACTAGAGTGACACGACTTCAAATTGAAAAATCCAGACCATGAGTAAACCAAAAGCAACAACCCAAAAGGAACTACTATCTGGGGACCCAAATCCAACCTACGGAAAGTCAAACGACATTCGTAGAGATGATAACTCTTTTGGTGAATTGAGTATTGGGTTAAAGGATTTAGATTACACAATTAAGTACTATATTGAGGAGGTAATAAAGCCAACTATTGACGATTTTGGCTCTACTCGAAATGTTCCTGTTGTATACGGATCCCCAGAAAAGTGGAAAAATATACAAGAAGATGGGTACTATAGAGACAGAGAAGGTAAGATTTTAGCACCAATTATAGCCTACAAAAGAACTGGATTAGCTAAAAATAAAACTCTAGGAAGTAAGGTTGACGCTAACCATCCTCAAGTATACTACACACAAGAAGTCAAATACAACCAAAAGGATAAGTATGATCAGTTTAGTAAGCTAGTAGGAAAGGTACCTACCAGAGCATACGTCAATACAGTAATGGCTGATTACGTTGATCTGACTTATGAGGTTGTTGTTTGGACAGATTTTGTTGAGCAAATGAATAGCATAGTTGAAGCTATTGTATATTCTGAAGGAAGTTTTTGGGGTGAAAAAGATCGATTCAAATTTAGAACTAAAGTAGATAGTTTTACGAACACAACAGATTTACTTCAAGATGCTGATAGGATTGTTCGAACAAACTTCACACTAACATTATTTGGATATATCGTACCTGATGTTAAAGTTAAGCAGCTAAGCGATAAACTAAGTGAAATAACTTACAGTAGTGCAGAAATACCAACCGATATCAACGAACCGGATCCTATACAAGATCCAGTTGGTGTGAGGTCAACTATTAGAATACTACCAAATAGTGCAACATTTGAAGGTTTCATAACAAGACCTAACACTACTACAAGTGATTTTTACATTGAAATAAATGGACAGACTGTGCAAACTTCTGCAATTACTTCTATCCAAACTGGACCCAATAACACAATTAACGTGCTATTCGATATAGGACAACTAGGGTTTACTTTAGCTCCTCAAGACACTATAACTATAACAGGAAAATATATTAACTAATGGCAGCAGGAAAGTATCATTTAATTATAGAACAAGGAGCCACATTAAACCTTGAGATTCAATATAAAGGCTCAGCGGGCACTGCAGTAGACTTAACCGGCTATTCAGGCAAGATGCAAATTCGCTCCGATTACGCCGACAATAATCCAACAACCTACATAACTCTATCTAGTTCACTAGCTACTGATGGTACTGGATTAAATTTTAGCGGTAGTAACGGAACAACACCACCAACATCAGGCTCAATAGGAATCTACATATCAGCTGCTTCATCATCGGTATTTACTTTTGATACTGCTCGATATGATCTAGAGATTACATCTGGAAGTGTTGTAACTAGACTGTTACAAGGAGATGTTAAACTACAAAAAGAAGTAACTCGTTAATTATGTCAGTTAAGATAACGACAAATCAAAATGCTGTTACTGTCGCAGATGCCGATAAGAGCATTACTATTATCAACAACAGAGAGCCTAATAGAATTGATATAGTTCAACCGGAATCTGATGTAATATACGTAGCAGCATTAGGCCCCCAAGGTATACAAGGCCCCCAAGGTATACAAGGTGAAGTAGGTTTAACTATAACGGATTTGTTTGTCTACCGCGGGAACAATACCTGGAGCACTACCGGTAGTCTTCAAATATCAGCTAGCTTGAACATAACCGGATCAACAACCCAAGTTGGTACTAATAGACTATTAGGAAATACAATCCTATCAGGCAGTATTATCATATCAGGTTCAACAACTACTCCAGCAACTCCTACAATTAAGATATACGGAGATATGGAAACCGATGGTGTAATTAAGTTTATGCCTGTTGGTAAAAACATTGATACCTCAATATCTGCTTCGTATATTTACGTATCAGGTTCTACAAACGACTTATACTTTAGTCAAAACGGTAGTGGTTACAATAACGTAACTCGTTTGCGATGGTTAGAAGGTAACCTATATACTGGATTGTTGCATGGTGGAGCTGTGACTCAAGTAAATTCAAACACGTACCAAGTAGCGAGTGGTAGTGGTATAGTTGTTAGTCTGAATGCATCAATTCCAAACGATCCTTACCCTACAATACAATTCCTACAGTGGGGTAACCTAACTAAAACTATTGATGCTTTAAGTGCTTCTTATGACCAACAATTTATAGCAATAAGTTCGAGTAATGAAATATATGCTCAAGGTACTCCATTTTCTAATGGACAGATAGACACTTACATTCCAATAGGTATGGTTTTTCACCAAAACCGTTCAACAATAAATGGTACAAAAACTCAACCTTCATTAGGATATGGGTGGAAGCAGAGATCAAATGTTTTCATCTCTGCTTTTGGTCCTTTAAAATTATCAGGACACGCTTTAAGAACAAGCTCATCTCTTGGATTGACTGTTGGAAGCGGTACCTCATTTTCTGATGGAGCTGACTACCCAGCAGACCCAAACAACCCATCATACATAGTTGATCCAGGAACAGATGTTTCTAAAATATTCAGATATTACCAATCAGGATCTGATATTGTGTACAATACAAATAATGGAGCGGGTTATACGAATGTTGATTTTACAAAGTATAACTTAAATGGAAGTGGTTCATTAGTAAATACTAGTGGAGGTAAGTACTATGCCCAACGTATTTTTTGGTATCCAAATAGTGTTACAAAAGCTATGGTTGCTTATTATGGGTTAAAAGAATACAATTCTTTGGATGAAGCACAGAGAGATTACATATTAGAGTCTTTTATAGAAGCACCTAATACTCAACAAAACGCTATATTTGTAGGAACTATTCTTTTAAGAGGAAATGGCAGCTTTGCAACCCCATCCGACTACAGAATACTACAAGCAGGTTTATTCAGATCTATAGCTCCAGGAGGTGGAGGTGGAGCAGGATCGACTACTCTAGCAACCTTGACGGACGTATCTATACCCTCAGCAGTGTATGGAGATCTGTTAATGAAAGATGGCTCTGTATGGATAAACTCAAAACAATTAACTGGTAGTTATGGGTTAACAGGCAGCTTAAATGTTTCTGGTAGTATAACAGGATCTTTATTTGGTACTGGTAGTTGGGCTCTAAATGCAGTAACAGCCTCCTATATTCTAAGTAGCAATGTTAGTGGACCTAATGGATTTGATAGCGTAAATTACGCATCTAGTGCAGGAAGTGCTGATGCTGTAGCAGATCCATTAGCACAGGATCTGCAGATTAGAGGACTACTCTCAACTCGAATTGCGTTAACTGACCTTCAAGGTTTGCTAGCTGATTTATACACAAATGCTGGTAATGTTGTAGAAGGGGCAGTTGGTACTAGTGTAGATCGTGGTAATCTATGCTATCTTGATTTTAACACCCCAGCATGGGAATTAGTAGGCCAAGGTAATAATAGCTCTACCAATCTATTAGCAGTGTGTGTTGAAGCAACAACTGGTTATTTTCTATTAGATGGAAAAATTACACTAGATAGCACCTTTATAGGTGGCACTCTAAGACAGGGATACCCAGTTTACCTTAGTGGCAGCGGTTTGTTCACAACAGACGTAAGTACTCTAACCACAGGATATGTTCGTATAGTTGGACATTTACTAGATACGGATGGAAGTGGTAATTGGTTGTTAAACTTTAGACCAGATCACACTTGGATTGAGTTGTGATAAAGAATGGCATCACCAATAACAATATACCCAGACACAGTCAATCACTATCAAGCAGGTGGTGTAGGCTTAACCTGGTCACAACTGAGAGATGGAGATAGTTCTGTTGTCACAGGTGTAGGTATAAATCCCACTACCGCTCGACATTTTATCGTACCTAATGGGCTTGGTGGTTACAGCTTCATGCGAACCTACCTACAGTTTGATCTTACTAGCATCACAGATCCAATAACATCTATGCAGTTGTATGTAAATGGAGTCAGTGGCTATACGCCAGGCAACACTACTTATGTAGCTTACGCTGGAAATAAGAACCCATTAAATAACAATAGCAGTGATTACAATCTATACTTAACAGAAACAGCTGGTGGATCAGAGCTATCAACAGTAGTAATACAGCCAGAAACTTTTAAGTCTTGTCTACTAGATATAACAACTTATCCACCCAGAGACCCACTTGATTATTACAAGATTGCATTAGTTAGCCAACCTGACTTCTTAAACACCGTAGATGGAACTAGCGGAGAGACACGAATACACAACAGCTCAGGGAAGATTCCCTATCTAATAATAAACGGAGGATACCCATACGATGTCAATGGTATAGTAGGAAGTTCAATAGTAGAAGTATCAGGAGTATCGGCTACTAATATAGTAAGTATTGCAGGGGTCTGATATTTATTATCAGTAACATAATCATGCATGGCATTATTTAGACCAGGACAAACTTCCGGAACATCATCCGTAGCAACAACAGCAACCTATGCAGAAAACGCAGGTACTGCTTCTTTTGTTACAAGCTCAAATGTTTGGGGTCCTTTTGGCAGTAATAGCATATTAACTGCATCCTATGCCGAATCAGCTTCATATAGTCTAAGTAGCTCATATGCCCAATCATCATCTTATTCACTAACAGCCTCTTACGCAGAAAATGCAGGAGGTGAGCCTGGAGGTGCAAACACACAACTCCAATTCAACAGTGCTAGTGAGTTTAGTGGTAGCTCAAATCTAACCTTTGACTACCAGAACAACATACTAAGACTAACAGGATCCATGTTTGTTACGGGAGGTGCTATATCAGCATCCTTCACTCCAAACTTTGTTGGATTTTTTGGTACTGCAAGTTGGGCAATCTCTTCCTCAGTAGCTGTGACAGCGTCTTATGTAACAGGTTCTATTTTCACAAGTACAAATCCAGTCCTAAGTGCATCGTATGCCTTAACAGCAAGCTATGCTTTGAGTGCAGGTGGAGGTGGAGGAACACCAGCTCCATCTAATTCGTATGTACAGTATAATGAAAATGGAGCATTTGGAGGTAGTGAGTATTTTAAGTACAATTACGAATCACAAAGTTTACAGATAGG